AATGGTTTTTCTTGCCCTGCCAATACTGCCCCATCATATGCCTCAGTACCATGCGGTGCGTCAACGGGAAACTTATAGCCACATGCGGGGCATACCATAGTGCGAGCGTGCAGAATAACCCTACAGTTAAAACATTCTTTCAACGGTGGCGCTTTCGGTTCGCAGTTTAGTATGTCTTTTGTCTTTACAGGATCAACCGCATCTATTGGGCCATGCCTGATAACATTGGAACCGTAATCCAGAAGCAGTGCATTCTCTTTAAATGGGAAGGGGCGCATGGATCTTCCCACCATCTGAATGTATTTTCCCGTGCTGCACGTACTGGTGAGAAGCGCAACCAAATCGCATCGTGGGATGTTTATACCTGTTGTCATTACTCCTACGTTAGCAACCGATTTTAATTTTCCATCTCTAAAATCTGATATTATTTGGTTGCGCTTTTCTTTTGGTGTATCTCCCGTAACCACTTCACACCTTACATCGTGTTTGTTTACTTCGGCTGCAACGTGTAACGCGTGTTCTATGCCACTACAAAATAACAACCACGCGTTTCGCTCTTTTCCGTATTCAACTATCTCTTCAACTGCCAGTTTAATTAGTTCAGGATCATCGGCAGCGTGTGCAAGTTCATTTGGCTTATAATCCCCCGCTTGCATATGAACGTTGGATAAGTCGATTTTCTGAATACCACCTTTAGAAATAACCTCAACCAAGTAGCCATCTTTTATAAGTTTCTTTATATTAACAGAGTATGCGATCCCATCGAATAATGCACCTTTACCCTCATGCAGCATCCCCGAATCCATCCTATATGGAGAAGCCGACAACCCAAACACTACTACATCTGGGTTCGCCATTTTCACGTCCTTAAAAAATTTTCCGTATCGCGTGGTGGCATCACGGGGAATAAGATGGCATTCATCAACGATAACAACATCCACTTTACCAAAATCAAATACTTTGCCGTAAACACTTTGAATTCCGGCGAATGTTATCTGGGCCATTGTTTGTTTTTTCCCAAGCCCCGCCGAATATATCCCGGTGCTTGCATCTGGCCACACTGCTCGAAGTTCCTTTTCATTCTGGGTTAACAATTCTCTTACGTGTGCAAGTATCATTATTTTAATTGTGGGTGTTTCTGCACAGACACGTCTACAAAACTCTGCAATAATTAAACTTTTTCCGCTTCCTGTTGGTGCTGCAATAATCGGGCATAACCCTTTATCCATCTCCCAATACTCAAAGAGTTTTATGAGTGCTTCTTCCTGGTAGTCGCGGAGTTTGATCACTGGTTTCGTCACCCAACTTTGTCTGCGTGCCCAGTTTGACAATCAACAACCCCCTGTAAATCCTTCGACAGCACCTCTCCAAATCCGTTAGTGATATCCCCGTAGGTTATGGTTCCTTTCTCTTCAGATGCATCAGTTTGTTCGAGTGGAACAACCCCAGGGACGAAGCAGTGTTTCTCGCACGCCATTCGCTGATCGAGCGGAGACAACACCCTGCCCTCTCTAGTGCACATCCACTTTCCATTTTCTTCTGCATTCACGAATGCACAAACTCTGCAACTGATTATCGGGAGTTTCCATTGGTGGCAAACATCTTTATGGTTACACCATTTGCATTCGAAATTGTCTGGAGTTCCAATTTGGTGTGGTGGGGAAGCAGAGAAAATAATACGCTCTGCTTTATTCTTCAACCGAAGGGCAACCGCTTCATCATAGTAAACCCGCTCTTCATAAATGAAATCCGTTTCTTTGCATACGGAAAGATACATTGCCCGTTCAAGACCCGCCCACCGCATGTATATCTGCATCTGTGCGTAATGGACTGGTTTTGCAGCAGCAACGCCATTCTTCGTTAATGCGTTGGTTGATTTGGTATTTGCCGTTTTAATTTCGAGAACGTGATATGTTTTTGGTGCTTCGGGAAACCCAATTGCTACGCCATCAAGTGAACCACCAAGATGACCACCAAAGTCCTCGTAGTGGATCTGCTTGCCCGAATACGGATCAACCGAATAGACGGTTATACCGTTCGCTCGCAATTCATCTATGATGCGGGACTCTTCCCTAAATCCAGTCTGGAACAACCGCAGCATTCTCCCATCGAACTTTGGTTCGGAACACCACAGAAAATCATACCACAACTTACGTTCACATGAATGCCCAATCTGTGATGCTCCCATATGGTTGCGTCTCCAGTCACCGTTCTTTTCTTCATACATTTTGTAGATCAAGTCTACTGTTAGTGTTTGCTCGGTTGGTAGTTTAGACATTGTTAAACCTCGTACATAACAACTGGCTACACGATGCCATATTGTCATAAAAAATAATTTATGCCTTCTTCTCCCACGGCATCTTCTTCTTTGCGGGTGCTGCTGCTTTCTTTTCTGTCGGCGCACTATCGCACACTTCGGAAAGTTTAACCCCGTCAATGCGTTTGTATTCCTTTATATCGTTGGTAGGGCCATATTTATCGTCTCCTGGCCTAATACCAAGTTTCACGATGAATGGGATACCGTGTAACTCTTCGGTTACATCTGGATGCAAAATTCCGGTTGCTCTGCATATTGCCGATAATGATCGCTCTGCGATCTCCTGTGCTTTTGGGGTTTCGTTTTTGATATTAAGCCGATCAAATATCAGCCTGCCTTGAAACTTACCGTCTGCAACATCATACGTTAGCAAAAGGTACTTATTCCTCTGTTCGGATTCGGGCTTGTCCTTGTCCTTGTTTGTTGGTTTGATTTCCGATGCTGAAATAACAACGGTGTATTCTCCAATCGGTAGTGGCTCGAATGAACCAGCCGGTTCAACCAAGTTTGAATCAAAATTAATTGCTGCCATAATTTAGGTTCCTCCATTCGGTAAATACTTTGCAAATTCTTCCCACGATAGCGGTACACTGTCTGGCATATGATAGCGGTTCTTTGCGGTGAATGCGGGGGAGATAGATAGGCGAAGTTCGCGTTTAACTCCAGCAACCGCACGGACACGCTTGTCATCCTTTTTACCGGGGATGGCATCCGCTTGCGTGTAAACTTTCTGTGCTGCAAACCCAACAATATCTGCTGTACCAACAATTATGGGAATAGCATACTTGTGGACATTCAACGTGTTGGTATCATAGGACGGGCGCTCTGGATCGTTAATATGAGTGTATGCGCTATGCGCAATCATAATTACAGTCATATTCTTTATGTCGCGTAATGCCGACACACATGCGAAAAATTCATCCCACTCTGTGTTTGCTTCTCTATATCCTTTGGCCCATCCTGGGGCTTCGATTGAAGAATAACCCATGCGCCTGCAAGTAGATGCCCATATGAGTTGTTCAAGCGCATCAAGACTATCAATCACGACTGTTTTGAAATCGTGATCCTGACTTCCAAGTGCTGCAAAACAATCTATAACATCTGCGAATGTTGTTGCGACGTGGGGCTTTCCAGATTCGTCCACTGGGATCGCGTGTATATCCTCCAAATCGCCAAGACCTTCTTCTGTTAGAATAAAAATTGGTTGTTCAGACATCGCTGCAAAGGTAGTCTTACCTACTCCGGGTGGCCCATACACTACAATGCGTGGTGATTTAACCGTGTTTTTTGAAATTGATTTGAGATCGATCATGGTGTTCTCCGTTCGATTGGTTGTTCGATTGGTTGGTTGCTCGGCGTGTTAACGCTCTGCGATACTATGTTAGATAGGTTAGTATTTATATCTTCTGATAAACAAAAATTATCATTTGGTAAATGATATATAGAAGGAAGCACAACTTACTTTCATGCTCACTTTAGAAGAAATTACAAAAATTTTACAAGATAGAAAACTCACGGAAGTATCCCGCCGCTCTGAAGTATCATATCTTACCGTGTGGCGCATCGCCAAAGGGATGCCTGGAAATGTAAGTTATGGGACGGTTGTTAAATTATCGGATTACCTAGAAACCCCGTTGTGATCTCTGTGCCTTCACCGCAGATACCACCAGATGACTATTCCACCGTTCCAGAGGAACTTAAGCAACTACCAAACTGGGTGGGGTGGAAATTAACATTAACCAAAGATAACAAACTAACAAAACTCCCATACTCCGATAAGAGAACACTCGCAATATCCACAGATAAAACAACGTGGAGATCATATGAAGAGGTTCGGTCTATTCCACCCGCACCTGATAAGGGAATAGGATTTGTATTCGATGGTAACGGTATTGTTGGTATAGATTTAGACCACTGTTTACTCGATGGCAACGTTTCTGACAAGTTTGCCCTTATTCTCACACAACTAAAAACATATACTGAAATATCTCCATCTGGAACTGGATTACATCTTATACTCCGTTGTAAAACAAAACCCTATACCACTGGTAGAAAGAAAGGCGATCTGGAAATATATTCGGAAGGTAGATATTTCACGGTTACGGGAAATCAATTTGTTGGCACTCCATCAACCATAAAGGAATATCCGGTTGAATTGATCCGGCTATTGTGTGATCCGTTTCTTAATCCAACACCACCGAAACATCTCACCCCCCCAACCGATACCAACGACTTATCCGATGAAGATATCATTAGTATAATTTCACACTCGACATCATCCGATAAATTCCTGCGCCTTATGAATGGAGATGGCGGATCGGATCGTAGTAGTTCAGATATGGCACTCGCAAGTATTCTGGCATTCTACACCAGAGACGCAAACCAGATTGAACGCATAATGCGACAATCGGGATTATTACGAGATAAGTGGAATAGTCACAAAACATATCTATCACAGATTACAATTCGGAAAGCAATTGACACATGTACTGGTTTTTACAAACCCACGTCTACTGGAGATATCAAGCACGGTAGCGAAATCGCAACTGCGTTTCTCAAAAAAACAAAACAAACGGTTTCAACTACTTCCACCCAACAACTCACCCAAGTCGAGATAAAAGTAATACGCGACGCGATTAAACTATGCGACAATCTCCCGCCTCTCCCAGAGATAACACACCCACTATTTAAGAAGTGGATGGAAGTGGGAGGGCGACTGATGTATTCCCACAAGTCATATCACTTTGGAAACCTTCTGGCAATCGCATCTATGGCGTTGGGTAGGCGCGTCGGGGTTTTGATTTCAACTAAATATACCTATACCAATTTTAATATGATGTTGGTTGGGACAAGCACAATATCTGGGAAATCATTCTCGTCGGATACGGCAATACAGGAGTTGGGAATACCAACAGTAAATATACCAACGCTTGTAAATCCAACCGATAGCACAGTATTGAAAAGAAAATCCTGTAGTAATCCGCGACTGGTGCAGGATTTAAGCAAGTCACATAATATGCTGTGGTACTATGACGAGGCCAAAGAATTCTTTGACGAGAGTTCAGAGCGGGGTTGGAATGCACCAATCATAGGTAATTTATGTACTGCGTATGATGGCTCGTCGCTTGAAAGCGCACGATCTAATAAAAGCAACAAACCCGATTCAGAAGATAACAAATGGATATGCCCTACTCCATTTTTGAGTTTATTATTTAATATGACTATCAACCAATTAAAAGAAGCATCCACCAATAAAATTGTTGGAAGTGGTTTCTTTTACAGGTGGTTATGGTTTTTAGAACATGGTGGTGAAAAGAAAAAAAACGTGACGGCAAGCACGGGTGATTTAAAAGATATAGCGGATATTAAAAACGAACTGGTCAACATAGGAACTGTTCTAAAACGAATGCAACCAGACTCTATATGTTTCACAGTTAATGATATAATTGAACAGTGGAGTATGGACATCAGCAAACGATGCGATGATGAAACATATCAGGCGGCAACCGGGAGAAGTGTTATCCACGTTTATAAAATTGCTATGGTGCTTGCTATGTTTGATCCAGAGTTTCAGAAAGAGGTTATTGGGAGAATGGATTACCCAATCCGCGTGGGGTTACCCGAACGTTGGGTGCGAGAATCTATACTAATTGTTGAGAAATATCTTCTACCACGAATGATGATAGTGGTTGACTATTCAAATAAGGTTGATGTCACCAATAAGCAACTGCATGTATTAGAGTCGCTCAAAGCATTTGGTGGCATTGCTAAACACACTGCATTGTTGAAAAGAACAAAGATGGATTCTACCGAATTCGCCAGGGCTATCCGAACATTGATTGAAAGCGAAGAGATAAAGATGATTCAGGATGGCAACAAAAGAATGTATCATATAGTAATCTAATTTTTTATACGCCTGATATCGCCGTTATAATAATTAGTAATCTCTTATATCACTTATATCTCTAATATCTCTATAATCTCTTTAATCTCTTTTAAGTCTTTATATACTACATCTTATTCGCGTTAAAAGAGTTAAGAGTTCTTTAGGAGATTAAAGAGATTAGTGGGACTAGTCAAAAAAGTCGATTTCAACACCACTGTGGATATTAATTCGTATTCAAGACAAATAAACGAATTTAAAAATTATTCTGCGAAGTGGGTATAAATCGTAACATTACTTTAACATTCTATTATATAAATTAAAAATACTTAACTGCTCCAAAATTTTCTGTAATATGTTATTATTACCCATTATTTAATCACCGCATACACCCCACACCCATCAGCCTTGATCCCACACCAGTAAGCGGCAAGCCCTTCCCTGGCGGGACACTTGTTAACAGTGTTA